CCCTGTCACCGATTACGCCCGACGCATTGTAAGCGGCGAGGCGCCCGCCTGTGCTCTAGTGAAGCTCGCATGCGAGCGACACTTACACGACTTAGCCAGCGCCGCTACGCTTGGCCTCGTGTGGTCTGTAGAGCATGTCAAGCGAGTGCTGGGCTTCTTCTCTGACGTCCTCGTGTTTCCTGACGGGCCCCTAGCAGGCACGTCATTCGTTTTGCAGCCGTGGCAAGTCTTCATCGAGGGTTCGCTATTTGGCTGGAGGCTCGCTGATGGCTCGCGCCGGTTCCGCGTTGCTTACATCGAAGTCGGCAAGGGCAACGGCAAAACGCCTCTTGCCGGCGGCACCGCCCTCTACATGCTCACTCAAGAGACGTTCATGGGTGCACAGTGTTTCACCGCAGCGACGACACGGGACCAAGCGGCCCTTATGTTCAATGACGCGGTGTCGATGGTCGCTGCGTCAGAGGCATTGCAATCGCGCATCCTCGTCTATGGCGGCGTTGCGCCCTACTCATTACTGTACAAGGCGAAAAATTCATCGTTGCGCCCTGTGAGCCGTGAGCATCGTGGCCTCGACGGCAAGCGTGTGCATTACGCGGGTATTGATGAATTGCACGAACACACCAACTCGCTTGTCGCCGACAAGATGCGCTTGGGCGCGAAGAATGACCCAAACGCCTTGATTCTTGAAATCACCAACTCGGGCGAAGACACCACGAGCGTTTGTTATGTGCATCACGACTACTCTAAGAAGGTATTGCAGGGGATAATCGATAACCCACAATGGTTCGCTTATGTGTGCCAATTGGATGAGGGCGACGACTGGCACGACGAAAAAGTGTGGCCAAAGGTGAACCCTAATCTTGATGTCTCGGTATCTCGGGCTTACTTGCGCGAACAGGTGCGCGAGGCCTCGGGCATGCCCAGCAAAGAATCACTGATTAAGCGGTTGAACTTCTGTGTTTGGGTACATAGTTCAGACCCGTGGATTTCTAAAGACCGTTGGGATGTGGTGCAACGCCCGCTCGATTTGTCTGAGTATCAAGGAATGAAATGCTACCTAGCGGTTGACTTGTCGGGCAAAACCGATTTAACCGCATTGTGTTTGGCCTTCCCACTCGATAGCGGGGAGATTCACGTATTCCTTATGTACTTCACGCCTAAAGATACCCTTACAGAACGGGCATACCGTGACCATGTACCTTATGACCTGTGGGCAGACCAAGGCCTGTTGATTGCGGTGCCCGGCTCGTCGATTGATTATACCTACATCGCGAGCGAAATCACAGTCGCTTGTCAGACGTTCAATGTTGTTGAACTGGCTTATGACCGGTATCGCATGGAGGACCTAAGGCGTGAATTGGCCGAGGCGGGCATCGACGGCACCCCCATCGACCTGAACAAAGCCGATACCGAGGAGGCTACCAAAATCCAAGGCCTGAAGTTGGTCAAGTTTGGCCAGGGCTTTGTTGACATGGCCCCCGCAGTTGATGAATTTGAGACCCGTATCCTCAACCGTACAGTGGTTATCGAGGCGTCACCCGTGACGAACTACGGCGCGGCCTCGGCGCGCATCGAAAGGGACCCGGCGAACAACCGCAAATTTGCGAAGAACAAATCCACTGGACGCATTGACGGCATTGTCTGTGCTACTATGTGCGTGAAGCGTGCGGCGAGCCACTACCGCGAAATCAAGGTAGCAGGAGGCATCTATTCACGCCGAGGTGTAATTAGGGTTTGAAGGAGGGTCTATGACTGGACCGCATGAGCACGACGTCAATGATAGTGGTGTGTACATTCTATCCAACTTTGGCTCTAATGTGCGCAGCGTTTTGTTTTCTCGAATGTCTTTGTGGTTGTGGGCGACCCTCGCAATAAAGGTGTTCCTGAATATGTTTTGGGGTGATATGCCCGTTGACATCCAGGTGGGTGTTTCCAAAATAACGTTATTGACTGCGGGTGCTTGGCTGGGCTATTGGATTGACCGCACAATCTTTCCTTATGCGCGCCCGCATTCGTTGCCGCGATTATCGCCTGCATACTCTACGGCGCAACTGCGCCGGGCAGTCATTGTATCGGCGGCTATTCTAGGGATTGCCTTAGGTGTTTAAGTTTTTGCTTGGCGTGGTTGCCACGCTTTTGCCTTATCTTGCATTGGCTCAGATTCCCGAACAGGCTAAACGCTACCACCGAGACTTGCTTCGCGAAGCGAAAGCGGTATGGGGCATAAACGCGCCTATCGCTTTGTTCGCTGGCCAAATCCACCAGGAGTCTCGTTGGCGCGAAGATGCCCGTTCAAGAGCTGGTGCTGTCGGTCTGGGCCAATTCATGCCAGCAACAGCTAAGTGGATTAGCGGTGCTTACCCGAAGGAATTGGGTTTGTATGACTATGAGAATCCTCGTTGGGCGCTGCGGGCGCTCGTGCGCTATGACCGCCATCTGTGGGAGCGTGTGCGCACCTATGCGAGTGATTGCGACCGGTTTCTGTTTGCTCTGAGTGACTACAATGGTGGTAGCGGTTGGCGCATGAAACGCCAGCGGCTATCGATGAGTCCTGGTGACTTCGCGCCAACGAGTGTTATAAATCCTGGCATTCGCCCCGCGAATCAAAAAGAGAATCAAGAATACCCTTTACGGATTGTCTACCGTTGGCAACCTTTGTATGCGTCTTGGGGTGTTGCGGCGTGTCAAGAAGGCTAACAAAATGATTTCCTCGAAGCTTCGGCTAATCTCAATAACTCGACACCATCATAGCTCTACAGCGAAGACTCTGCATTTTATCTCTGTGGTGGATATGGCTGCGAATGAGCGTGGGATGTTCGTTCGACCGATGCCGAAAGGCGAGCTTAACCTGGTTGTGGATAATGGAGCAGCTTCACAAGATTGGGAGTTAGGTAAAATCTACTACCTCTATGTCAGCGATAAACCGCCAAGAGTAGTGCCTAGGCCTCCAAAACCTGAGGAGAAATAATCATGATGTTCCCCGCGCTGTTTGGCTCTAAGCTGGCTGAATGGGCCTTTTTCATGGTCGTTTTTGGCTTTTGTCTTGCCATCATCACTATTCAGCACTTTAGGGTAAAGGCATTGCGCCTAGAGGTACAACAACAAGAACTCAACTCACGGCAAGCGGTGGCTGCTAATAAGGAATTGGACAAAGCAATCACTGAATGCAATGCGCGGGTGCTGGCTTTGAAGACCGAGGCAGACCGCCGTGAAAAGGCTTTACAGGCAGAGGCGCAAAACCGGCTTGACGCGGCACGCAAAGCGAGCGACCGTGTAAGAGATGCGCCATTGGGGCCTGATGCCATGAACGAATTTATGGAGGGATTATTCTATGACCATAAATGACCTTGCAAAGTTTTGGGTCCTCGTTGGCATGGTGTTGTGCCTTGTTCTTATCACTGCACGTTCTCAAGAGGAAACCACTGACCTGGCTGTGTCCCAGGACCTGCGTGCACAAATGAAGCACCTAGCCTTATCGGACAATGATGCCTACGCCGAGGATATGCGGGTAACTGTCAGTCATGTTGTTTGTAAGGTCCGCGGCGTGCGCGATGGGTTAAGGGAGTTTTGTCTGTATACCGCATGGACTACGGATTGCAGATTGCAAGGCCAGTGCCTAACCTCATCGCAATGAATGATACAACAAACACTATGGACTTAGAGCGCCGCACTTGGCGCGGGCGCATCCGCATGGCTTGGGTGCTTGTCGCATCGCTTGCTTTACTGCAACTGGCCATCTGTCTATTGTTAGGCTATTCTGTCCTCACTGACAAGGCCGCAGTCTTCTTGTCAGTGTTGCCCTTGGTGGTATCGATGGGCTGGATGGACGTTGTACTTATCACTGCATTTATGGGCCTCAAAGTCCTGGGGGATTCGTGGGGAAGCAATCTACCATCCTGATGCTCTGCGTTTTGATGCTGGGCTGTTCTGGTTTTAAGCGCCAGGAAATTGCTTGTAGCACTAGGATGGTTTATGTCTCAGTGCCCGTTGACATCACTCCACCTGCTGAGTTGTTGCAACCGCCGTATACAGGACCCCTACCGAAGTTTATCGCTCCAACTGACCCTACGGCGATTGAGGCGTATGATGCCTCGGGCGCTAGACTGTTGCGCCAATTGCTCTTGCAGTTAAGAGGACGTGACGATGCTTGGCGGGCACTGCACAAAAAGGGACCCATACCATGATAATCGATAGGCTGTTTTCTCGACGGGATACCGAATTGGTCAATCCAATGCACCCAAAGGACCCGGGGATAGCGTCCCTTTTCGGCCTGGGTCAATCGACAGTTGCTGGGCAGGTTGTTAATCCTGATACTGCAATGAGGATTAGTACCGTATTTGCTTGTGTGCGTGGCATTAGTGAGACGCTTGCGCATTTGCCCCTAAAAATATTTGAGCGGTTATCAGACGATACCAGCAGAGAGGCAAAAGAACACCGTTGGTATCGTCCTCTGCATGCACAGCCTAATGGGTGGCAATCATCCATGGAATATCGTGAAATGGGCACCGCAGCTATGTGCTTGCAAGGAGTACATTACGCCCGCATTGTTAGTAGGGGTGATGGTGTGCCACAATTATTGCCCCTTACGCCCGGGCGAGTGCAAGTCGACCAGCGCAAGGACTTATCACTGGTCTATAAATACTATGACCCTAATGGGCAATCAGTTGTCCTCTTGCAAGAAGAGGTGTTAAGGGTGCCGTTCATGGTGCTGGATGGTATTGTTCCGTTGTCGCCGATTGCGGCCCAGCGGGAGATGCTTGGCGGGGCGCTCGCTGCAATGGACTACGCAAATCGGTTCTACCAAAACGATTTGACTTCTAGTTTTTGGATTGAACATCCTGCACACTTTGAGGATGATGCAGACCTTAAACGCTTCCGCCGCACATTCA